ATCCATTTTGTAGTGTCTCTCTAAATGAACCTTCTTTTTTAATCATGCCGTCTATGGCTACACCATGAACTCTGGCAGTTTCTTTTAAAGCATCTTGAAATACTTGTCCGCCCATACCAGCGTTTACAACACTATTCCAGTCCATCAATTTAACTGTACCTGATGCTAATGCTTGAGAAAGTTGATACATTGCAGTGCTTGCTTGTTGAGCATTTGAACCCGAGACTGCAGCTAAGTTTGCTATACCTTTAATTGCAGCGACTGATTTATCTAGATCCACGCCAGCGGCAGTAAAGGTTCCTATGTTTCTTGTCATTTCTGTAAAATTATATATGGTCTTATCCGCATATAAATTTAACTCTGCTAATGCAGCATTAACTTGAGTAAGGGTTGTCCCCTTCATAGAGGTGTTAGCCATAATTGTCTGAACAGCATTTATCTGGGTCTCATATTCTCGAAATCCGGCCATTATAGGATCAAGAGTCAGGGCCGATGCAATACTTTTACCAGCAGCCAATGCACTATTTGTAATATTTGATAAAACTGTAATCCCCATGATGCCAAGAGTTGTAAAATTACTAGCTATTTTATCTATTCCTGCAGATATACCAGCAAGAGAAAATGATCTACCCGCTCTATCCAACTCCATTAAACTTTTGGATGAGGATTCTAAATTAAGGCCCTTTTTAAGAGCATCAAGTGATTGAACTGATGTCTTAATGTTTTGCTCAAATCGTTGATTATTAAACTGCATATCAACAACACGTTGGTCAATAGTAGAACTCATAATTTAGTTATCTCCTTCCATGCTTCTTCCGCTATTTTATCAAATATTGGTTTTATAGCCGGATTTATAAAATCTCGACCCGAAACATACCCTCCATTTTTTGTGGCATGTCCGTATTGAATAAGTACAACTATTGGTACACCATCAACGACATTAGAATTGCACCAACTTATTGTATAGTTTGTTTTGTTTTGTTTTATAGTGTAACTCCAAGATTGAGAAGTTAATCCTGAGTCTATAGGAGTCGCTGAAGAAAGAGCGTTGACTCCTTCTTGGCCATATCTTTCTAATATATATCGGTAATTAATATTTTTTGCTTTATTAAGGAAGTTTGTCGTTTTATCCAAATTTCCTTTATGCGATATTATTATCATGTGCCTCTCCTATCACCCATTAGTATTAAGAGCTTGTCGTCTAGCAGCATTTATTGATGCATTACGACTTTGAATCTCCTTACGACTCATTTTCTTTTGAGGTTTATTTTTAATGTTACATACATTTATTAATGTTAATAAACGATTTAAATGCCATTTTTGACACTCAAATGGAATATTCATAGTAACCATCCAATAATATATAATTTCAGAAGTAATTATTTCTCTGTTTATGACTTGTTTATCCTCTGAAATTTTAGTGGCAGTCATTGGAAGGTTAATATATACTCCAACCTCATCAATATTGGTGTCCGTTAATAATGTATAGGTATTAGATGATACATTTTGAGTTAGAGTCATACATCTAATATAGTCTAATGTTTCTTCTGTGGTTTTATTATTCTTAGATAGAAACGATTTACACCATTTTGACTCCCATTTTGAAAGGGAGACCAGTGAGTGCTCTAGTTGCAATACTTGTTCTTTTGAGGTAGAGAATCCACTACCTTCGTCGTATTGCTCGATAGCAGGTATCGTGATCTGTAGCATGTCTGGCCTCCCGTATCAACATTAATTAGATGGTGCCGTAATCTTATCTTGCGGCATTTGTGGAATTATTCCTTTTATAAATCCGGATGCAGCCTCATCACTGGAAACCAGTTCCATGTACAGATTGCTGTATGCTTCTGTCTGTATAAAGGCATCAAGGACCGTCTGGTTTTTGATAAATTGTTTTCCGTCGATAGATTTTACGCCGTATGCTTTATTAATTACTACTTTAAACATCTCGGCCATCTGTTTTCTGTTTTTTTCAACTATCATTATCTCTAAAAGATTCATGAGGCCGCCAGTTGTCTCGAGTTCCCATTGTGTGAGCTCTGCTTTATTAAGATTAAAATAGAATGGCTCACTATGTGTCACCCCATTGTAATCGGTGTAGTCAATTGTTTTTTTTAACATGGTGATTTCTCCTTTTCAAAGTAAAAGAAGTCTAGGGGCTCTCAATAATAAGGGCCCCCGCTTCTTTATGTTATTAATTATGCGGCGCCAATAAGGGTCGCTATTTCTGCAGGTAGTGGAAGACGAGCTGGAGTAGCTTCTACACCATAGAGAATATCCTCTAAGGCGGTCATCTTAAGTGCCGGAACAGTTGTTGAATCGATTGTTACTGATGCAGTTGGTTTAAAACCAGGAACCGCAACAGGAATAGTGGTCAGTGACCACGAGAAGGTTATTGCTTCTGGCGCATCATTTATGGAAGAGAATGACTTCTCTGAGGGAGAAGCTAGTGCTCCATAAATAAGATGCAGTTTGTAACCAAAGTCCGCACCCTCAACATCGTTGCCAACAGAGGTTCTATAGCAAAGACCAAAGGGTTTTCTTGCCTGCTGTCCGAGCATTACGCCGGCTACGAGTTCTGCTGAACCATCACACACCGCAAATTCGGGCGGGTAGGTGTATGCCTCAACCGTTGCACCAAACTCTTCAGCAGATACAAGGTTAAGATATTTGATGTCATCGGCATAAAGAGGGGTGGCCTCTGCTCCCGATGGGCTTTCTGTTATGGCTGTAAGACCATTCCAAGCAACGCCGACTGGGTATAGACCTAGATCGCTTTGTGGATAAAGAACGCCATTGCGTACGCCGGTTTCAAACATGCGTTTACCGACTTCGTCCCAAGTAATTTTACTCATGATTGTTCCTCCTTAAAAATAAATAATATAGACTTCGTGATTCAGATTGTTTGCTGTAAAATGTCTATCAAATTTACACATTGGTAATTTTGATACTTTTTCGGGTATTATACTATCTGGATCAGCATCTATAACCGTTAAACTATACCCCTTTATACTTCGATATAACATATCATCGGCAAATGCCGTATTTGAATATGCTGTTTCATAAACGATACACGGATATTTTAAGATTATAGATGCTGGGGGCTGATAGTATACATTGGTCGACCCCAATAGTAGTTTTAAAATAGAATGTAATTTAAGACGTTGCCCCATTATATACGCCTCCAATTGTTAAGAGGAGCCTGGGTCGTATGACTTCAACATTTGTAACTTTCCATGCCGCACCCATCCATTTTATGTACCGAATAGCAAAAAAGTTCTCATACGCAAAAGGGTCGGCGATAATACTAATTGAATTGTTTACAACTATATCATCATTAAGTTTTCCGCCAGACTCTAATCGCCTAGAGTTTTTGATAACATCTCCCGTATAATTATGTTCGGTTATGATGTCGGCCCATACTCCTTCTGCTGTTTCGGTTGGCTTAGCATACCCCACCGGTCCATAAAACTTATCCATTTGGAAGCTCCTCTCTAATCATATTTGCTTAGGAATTAGCCGCCTTCCGGAGGCACAATTGCAGGAAGTCTCTCGAGGATCAAAGCGGCCTTAGGTTTAGTAAGGGCACCAGAGCAACGAGTCTCAATCAGGTATTTATACTGGTTGTAGTCGATGTCAAAGTCATCGAACATTGCAACCTGGCCGCCCTTGTCTGCGCCAATTGTATAATCCTTCATGTTTACGACTACGCCGAGAATAGTATTGGTCTGTGTATCGCTGACCTTACGAGTCGCAGTATTCATTGGCTCGACTTCAACGATCTTGCTTACGCGAAGAACTGATGCAAGCTCAGCAACGCTGGCATAAATGCGGCGCTTCTGATTGTCCTTAACGAGAAGCATCTCGGTGAGGAGATCGGTCGATATGAAGAGTGTCGGAACGCCCGAACCTTTATAATACTTCCTGGAGCGAATGAATTCGTCGATAACGTCATCCGTAGGAGCAATAAAGGGTACCGAAACCCTATGTACATACACCGAATCATTGTCCTTGACAATCGGACGGATATTCTGCTCATTGATCTTGTCCTCGTCAGAAAGATCTCTGCCGTCGCCGATAAGAACTGCAAGGGCGAGCTCTTCATCAAGCTGTCCGCGCATTTCGTTTTTGAGCCAGATAACAACGTCGAAGTCTGT